TAAGAAGAAGGCACAAAATTTATGAATGCAGAAATAACCCTCGATAAACCTAAATGGAAATTTACAATCGAAGTAGTGCTTTCTAATGTAGTCATGTATGAAGAAATGGAATTGAAATTAAATACTCCACTTGTTTCTCTACGAAGTGCCGTTAATTCTTCTGGTTCTGGTTCATATACCTCACAGAAGATTTTTACTTCGCTCAATACATAGTGTACATTTTCAAGGTTCGTAGTAACACCATTTTTCGAATAGAAAAACTGACTATCTGGGGTCAAATGGAGTTCACAATCCACACCACCGAAAGCAGTATCCATAAGATTTAAGCGTTCTCCTCCTTGCGTCATACCACACGGCAGACTACAACAAAATTCGCTGTCTTGTGGAGATCTAATGACGTTGGCTTGGAACTGATCAGCATTCATGTTAATCAAAGCAGTATTACTTAAATATCCTAATCCATCTTGGAGAGAAGCCATAGTAGGAAGATAAGAGGCGAGAAAGCGAGAATAGTGGCGGATATGTTCGCAGACTTGTTTAGTCTTTGAACTTCTCCAGACAATTTGATTAAATGCCCCATAAACTCCTAATTTCTCACTTGCCGTAAGCTGTGCGAAATTAGCACCAGTAGGTCGAACTGTGCCGTCAGCGTCGCCGAAGACAGAGAAACGACCAGAGATACGAATAGAACTCATGTCTAAAAGTGCATTCTGCGAACCGATAGTAAAGGAAATGGTAGGAATACCCCCTTTAAATGAAATTTTGTTATTTGCTGGAACATTATTCGGCGTAATTTCAAGTGTTTTAATACCCATATTATTTATAATATCTATTATATAATATTTTTTATAAATAAATAAAAAAAAAACTTACTATTTTTTTAGATCTTTTAATATTTTCTCTAAATCTTTTATTTCTAATTTTCGTAATTCTTTTTCAATATCTTTGACTAATTTATCTTTTCGAGTTTTAGGTTTAGAAGGTTTTGATTTAGGGACAACTTCTTCTGCCTTCTTTAATGTAATTTGTTTACCCCTTTTAACTGCTGGACGAATAACCTTTTTATCTTCGTCAAGAATATAATTATTATCTGCGATCAATTTAAGTAATGCAGTCCTATCTGCTTTTGGAGGTAATTTAATTTTAGACAAAACATTATGGGCTTGAATTAGTTTCTTCAATTGTGGGACAGTCAACATATTTATAATATTCTAAATAAAATAATTTAGTAGACACTTTTTTAATATATTCTCTAAAAATATTCTAAATTAGTGTCTACAATTTTATTCAGTCATAGGTTTAGCCGCTAAATTCTGTGATACTAAACTTGATTGTGGGACTAATGGTGGTGCTGTGGCGGTGGTTAAATCTTGTTTCGCTTCTGTTCTTTTATCTTTACCTTCAATAATATCACCTATATCACTAAAAACACCAGAAGCCACATTTACAACACCAGCCGCTAATTCTAATTCTGGTGCTAATGCTGGGACAATCATACCAGCAGTTTCTAATACACCACCAGTTATATTACCTATATTGCCTACTTTCTCCTCCCAGTTTTCTCCAGCTATACCTTTTGCTGATATATCTTCTGCTAAATCAACCCCAGCCAGACCTATTGACGCACCTTTTAAACCATATTTCGCCACCTTTTCGGCGGCACTTTCACCTACAACGCTTTCTAATGCTTCTCCACCTTCTTCTGCTTCGTTTTCTGGTTCTGCCCTTAAATCTTCTAATTCTGTGCCTTCTGGTTCATTTGTATCAACAGCAGAAGCACGACCACTCCACCTTGAACTAAACGGTGCTGAACTACGATATGCTGTACCGACTTGATAAATTCGAGCCGCCTTTTCACCAGCCTTCGTAATATCACTACTTAATTGACCCTTTGCTTGTTCTCTTATTTGATTTAAAGCATTATGATAAGTAGTCGCCGCCGCATTATTCTCTCTTGAAATTTGTGCATTAATCGATTGTGCGAGTTGACTAAAATTATTTGCTTGATTAATAGCGTCCATGATTTATAATATAAGATATATATATTTTATGTAGACTAAAAAATTAAATAAATAATTTATCTCCTTCACCTATTTTTTGTTCAAAATTTAAATATGCTTGTGCTGGATTTTCACTTAATTTCAAATATAAAAATCTATATTTTTCAGCCATTACATAATCATACATTTTTCTAAAATTAGTATCTGTAAAATATTGTCCATATTCTTCTTCTATCTTTTCATATTCTTTATTTGATTGTTGTTTAAAAATAATAATATCAGTTGCATTACCTCTAATCATACCAGAAACAGCACGAAACGACTGCGTTGTAAAACATAACATACCTATACCGAAGTGGCGAAATTTTGTGGACAAAAATGAGACATAATTAGTTTTCTTGAAATCTTTAGTTAATATATCGTCTAAAAATAATGCTATTGTAGGTCTTGTGGCTTCGTCGTATTGTTGTTGTTTCTTTACTATATTTTCAACTATACTATCTGTATAATGATCTTCAACTCTAAAATGTTTTTTCAATATTTTAAATTTAGGATCTGCGTTTGCACTATTACTAATAAATATCATTTCATCAAATCTATCTTTATATAACTCTGGTGAACAAGCCATATTAACCAGTAGATTTGTCTTACCTTGTTTTACAGAACCGACTATCAATAGTAATGAAGGAGGTGTAGGTAAATGTGGGTGTAAATCCATGAATTTCTCATTTGGGTCTGGATCTTTTACTTTATATACTTTGGGTGCTTTTTTTTCCATTATATATATTATTATATATAATAGAAAGAAAAAAAATAATCTAATAAAATTTAATTTCTTAAGGGATTTTTTTAAAAAGTGTCTACAAAATTAGAAACCGCCATAACTAGAATAATTATTAAAATTATTTCGAGGATTTAATGCTCTCTGTAATTTTTTAGCCATATCACCTTTTCGTTTATCTTCTTCTTCTACTTTCTTTTTTTCTTTCTTTCTTTCTTTTCTAACTGCGTCATATCCCATAATAGCGTTTAATTGTAATTCTTCAATATCTTTTTTTGATAATCTTACATATTCTCCGTGTTCCATATCATTCTGCATTTTAATCTCTTCTGCGATTGTTATTTTTCTTTTAGGTTTAGGTTTTACATATTCTTCTTCATCGCTCTCTACTTCTTCTTTTAATTTCTGTACTCGTTTAATTTGTTTCTTCTTTACTAATTCTTTTTCTTGTTTTTCTAAATCTTTCATGTTCTTCTTTTCTTGTGCCTTTGCTCGTCTTACTGCTAATGCTTTTTCTCTTGCTAATTTTAATTTCGCTTTATGTTCTTCACTCATAGGTTTACGAGTTTTTTTAGGTTTTTCTTTTTTTGGTATATCAGTAAATATTTCTTCTTCATTAATTTTTGAAACCGGTTCTTCTTCTTTTGGTTCTTCTACCACTTCTTCTACTGTTTCTTCAGCTACACTTTCATTATCTTCTTCATAAACGAAATTAGGGTTTTCTTCTTCTGTATCTGGGTTATAATCCATTTTGACCTTTGGGATAAAATCCATACCTCGATTAGAAATATTAGGTTTTTTTTCTAAATCCATTCTTTATAATCTAATATATATTTTATTTTATTTCTATAATTTTCTAAAAATTATTAAAATTTCTAATCTCTAATAACAATTTGTTTTATTTCTTTTCTTTCTGTATCTAATAGTTTTGTTCCTCTGGGACGAATATGTAGACATATGATAGTTTTACCTACTAAACATTCTGCGAATTGTTCATTATCATATACTATATCTAATTCGAATTCATTAATATTTAATTCTTCTGGATTATTTAATGCGACATATAATCGCTCATATGGTTCAAAATATAAAGCACCGATTTCTGCTCCACTATTATCAAAGCGAGGTAAATGCATAAGAATTTTAGAGTAAGCATTACCTTTACTACCGACTGCTGTATTATGAGTAAAATTATTCAATCGAATAAATAATGATTTAGGTGATACTAAACTTGGGCGTTTTATACTATTCCATACGAATTGGACTTGATCTGGTTTAGCTGGATCTACAGTAGGTTCATTAAAGACAAATCTACCGTCAAAACCGAGTAGTCTGGCGGCTGATAATTGTTGTGTATACTCTGGTAAATATTGATCTGCTTGTGCTGTAATTAATACCATATTAAAACCTTCTATACCACCATCACTATTTACACTCATGTAAGGATATACGGTGGTCGGTGCTGTTGCACTAAAATCATTCCACGATCTATTTTCTAACAGTTTACCCCACCTATCATATTGACCAGTATGAATTAATTGTGTACTTAATTGAGAAAATGGATTTTCACAATCCCATAAATTTACACCAGCTAATTCTAAATGGGGATATGTAAATCTCTTCGTTATTTCAAGAGTATCACTATTTTTCTTAAGATAAACTTTACCATATAATACACGCTGTAAATCGCTGACTGGTGTGAACTGACTATTTCGTGGAGCAGTAGGCATAGTAGTAAAATCTACTAATGGAGTATAACTTCCACCTTTTACCATGTAAGCTGAAACAATTTCACCACATACACGAAACGCTACACTATCATAACCAGAGGGGTTGCTGTCTATATTATACAAACCGCTTTTAAATGTAGGATTACCAGAGTGATAATATATAACTTCTCTCATAACTAGATTACTACCGTGCCGACCATTTACACGAGTATTTCTATCTGTTTTCACGCATGATTGAAATACTCTTAAATCGTCCCCTTGTCTACATACAACATAATCGAAGAATTGTTTAGAATATCCCCACCCTTTATTTTGTCCCATTTTACCAGCATTAATATCATAATAAGGAGGTGCTTTCGCTTTAATAGAACCGTCTGCATTAAAATTAAAATTATTCTTTCTACATAAACCGATACACCACCTACTTTTACTATCTTCAGCTCCAGTAAAGTCTACCTCGAAACTTAATTCTGTAGGGGGATTATCTGGATCACAATTTAACGCTACTGGTTTATCAGCCAGTAAAGCACACGCACCAGTAGTAGATAAAGGATCTGTGCATTCGAATACTGCCCCAGCATTCTCCCAGTCAAAATTAGCTGTTTCAAATTCACTAATTAAACCGTCTTTATTTGGGGTTTCATTTGTAAACTCTGGTAATTGATCGCTTATCGCTGTTTTCTGTTTTAAAGTAAATTTATATCCTTGAAAATGACCGTCTGCGTCATAATTAACTTCACACTTATTTTCAAGGTGAGGCACTGGTGTAGGAGGATCAGTTATAAGTGTGCTTTCTAAATATAAAGGGTTCATAAGCATTCTACCATATGCAGAGAATACTTTTTCTGCTACTTGAATGGGTGCTAATTCTTCAAAATTATTAGTTTCAACAAGAGAAGTAGCCACCGGCATACTTGTCCCACTTTGTATTTCTTGTATATTATCACTACCGACAACATTATCACTATCTACTTTATCACTTACATTCTTACCGAAATATAAAGCGAGTTTAGAATTGAAATTATTAAGCGAATATAAACCATTCTTATTTATCTTCACACTTTCAACAGCCACCTCACTATCTTTATCAATCTTAATTGTATCCGCTAATCTATTTGTATAAGAGTATGGTTTAAATATATTAGAAGTTTCTGGGCGATCTTCAAAATCTCGATTACTTGTAATAATATAGCTCATTTTATATAAATAAGATATATATTTTTTTAAGAAAAGAATAATAAAAAAAAATTATATGCATATTGTATAAATGTACAGAAATAAAGCGAAACAAAAGAAAAGCTCTAAAGCACAAGTTTTCGAACATGATATAGTCCCAGCGTCTAAAAAAGAGAAAGTGCCGAAGGTAAAAGATATATTTGAAATACCTAATAAGGATAAAAAAAAGGTAAAAAAGAAAATTAGTAAATATTGATATATTTTAATTTTGTAGACACTTTTTAAGAATATTTACTATAATTATACTAAAAAAGTGTCTACAAAATTACTTTTTATAATCTAATATTATGTTTAATCGTCGCCGAATGCGAATTCATATGCAGAAATAAACTTCTCATATTTTTTGTCTTGTGGTTTTCTACTATAATCTACTAATCTATCGTGCATATCAAGAATTTCTGGATTAATAAAATATACTGTTTTCTTTTTATAATCTATTTTCGGTTTACCTTCTTTCATTTTAACCGAACCATCTTCGTTGTATTGTTCTTCTAATATGTTTTCTTGAACGATATAGTCTTCACCCTTACTATTTTTCTTAATTACTGGTTTACCTTCTTTATCTAACTTATCTCGCTTACCTACTTTCTTCATATCTTTTACCATATTAACTTTTGTTTTAACATTACCATTTTCGTCATATTGTTTTTCATAAACTCTTTTATTATCAATAATATCTTTACCGAATACATGTTCGTAGATATGGGCTAATGTTAAATTATAATTCTCTATATTCTGTTCTTTTGTATTTTTCTTATCGAGTGTTTTAAAATGATTATCATTATTTCTATCATATTCTACTAATTCATACATACTTCTCAATTCTTTTTCTCTTTCTGGAGTAGGTAAATGTTTTACATTAATATCCATAGGACTTTCATTATCAGTTAGTTCTTTTCTAACTTCATTTAGAAACATTAAATAACCTCGACGGCTTGTAGCTTTATTCATATTCCAGTCTTTTAAATCATCTAATTCTTTTTCATATTTCATATAATCCCTTACAACCTCCATTTTACTTACCCAGTTTTCACCTTTTACTTCTTTCTCTTCTTCAATTGTATACAGTGAATTAGTTAAGAAATAATCCTTAATATTTAAATGTTCTTTTACTTTGTAATTATCAATAAAAATCTCTTTGTAATCATCTATCTTTGATTGAGGCACTCTCAATACTTCATTAGTTCTCTGCACATAATCAGCAGTAGCATCAAACTCTTTTAATTTAATTTCTTTATTTTCTTTTAATTGTTTCGCTCTATTATTACCTTTCTCCACTTTTTTATATTCAGCAGTAAAAATAAATCCTCGTTTAGTAATAATATTAATAAAGTGAGCGAATTTATTAGTATTGTGAGCGTCTTTACAATATCTAAAATGAACTAATAGATTAATATAATCAGTGCTTTCATGACCCATACACCAGTTATTTTTTACAATATTCATATCCTTTTCTAATAGATATTCTTTACAATCTTCAATAGAATTAAAATAATAATCACTAACTACTTTCTTATCAAAATAAAAATACAAATGATTAATATTTCTGCACCGAGCGATTTGTTGAACCATAGCCGTAGGAGCGATTGTATGTTCACGATAGACACAGTAAACATTTCTTTTCATGCTACTATCAATACCATAAATCACTTTTGGACTATAGATAATTTTATCGTGTTTGTCGAAATCTGGTAGTTCTTTTGTTTCACTTGTAATCAATATAACTGATGGATCATTTAATTCATTATAAATAATTTCTGCTTCTGTTTTACTATCACAACAACATAAGAATTTTTTTTCTTTTTTAAGTTTATTAATGATATGGTCTCGTGAATTGATTTCTGTGGCTTTAACCCCTTTATTATGTTTGTATTTGTTTTTGATAAATGTAAAGTCAATACCGAATATATATAATAATTCTAATGAAGTATCACTAATATCTGCATCAGTACAGATAATTTGTTTACAATTTAATAGTAATTCTTTGAGTGTATAAAATACCTCAATCCTTTTGTTTTCTAATGTAGGAGAAGTAATAAGGTATTCTACTAATGAATTAAACTCGTCCAGATATACTACGAAATCATTATAAAAACCATAATATAAACCTTTATTTAATTTAGCGATACTATCTATCTGCACAACTAAATTATCTTCTTCTTCTAAATCTCTACCTTCTACATTCTGGTAGAATAAACATTCTGCTCCATTTTGATTAAAAATATTGTATTGTTCTTGACCGAGAGAAATTCTTGAAACTAATGAAATAAAATTATGTTTTTCTTTTTTAATATAATGATTGAAACTGGTAGTCTTACCAGTTCCAGTATCACTTTTAATTACAAGATTTTTGTATTCACTTACCACACCGAACTCGTCTGGATTTTTAAATTGTTCAAGAAAATCATATCCTAATTTTTCTTTATTAATAAACTTATCTGGTTTTGTTGTGTGAGTATTTACCTCCTTAAACATAGTATATTGTAAAATATTTTCACTACCATTATAAGCTGATTGATTAAATACATTCCATAAACATTTTAATTCTTTATGGTCTTTAATCCCATTCCAGTTAATAATATTTTTATCTTTATCATAATTACCTTCTGCCTTTTCTTTTGAATATTTATCCCATAGTGCATAGGTGTCGATTTTACATGAAGGGGTTTCATCTAACATTTTCATAGCTGTAGTGAAAATCAGCCAGTTAGAATAATCATTAAAATAAGAATTCGGTAATCCGGCGATTACTAATTCTAATTCTTTTTGTTTAAAATTGTATGTGTATTGTGTTAGATCACAACCATAACTAATAAATTCTTCTACTTCTGTCTCTTCATTCTTTACTACAATTTTTTTAGGTTTTTTAGTGTATTGTTTTTTAGTCGCTTTCTTCTTTAAAACTTCTTCTTTAATCCATTCTTTAATTTCTTCTGGGACTTCAATAGGTTCACAATCACATACTAATTCATATTTATTTTCATATGGATTATCACCGATATAAGAAAAGGGTGCTACGATATATCCACCGTCGCTACGAATATCTGTCCCCAGATAATCATTAGTCGTTTGTGTGCATTCTTTATCATATTTAAAATATAAATGAAAACCTCCACTCTGCGTCTTGACTACCATAGTTTCAGTAAAATATTTATTACTGAATTTCTTAACGAAAGGGTGATCTTTTAATGTAATCGGTTGTTTCTTCTTTTCACCTTCTACTTTAATTTTCATATCTAAATCTAAAACAAATATATTATTAATTTTACCAGTAGGTAGAGCCTTATTAGGATAAGAAATATTCTCTCGTAGAGTAGAATGCACTAAACCAGAACTTTCTGGTGTAATACCCTTACCATGAGGAGAATTTAACTGTGGATTTTTAGTTCTACCTAATAGGTCGAATTGATAATACTTCATATATGTAGACATTAGATTTTTATTTTCGTCAATTGATTTATTTTTAACCTCCATTTTTTCTATACTTTAATATAGATAATTATTTTATCTTTATATCCTTTTTTTATTCATACTTAAAAAAAAAAATAGTAGACATTTTTTTAGTATATTTATAAGAGTAATTCTAAAAAAGTGTCTACAAAAAAATATTTTTAAAAAAGTTTAAAATTCTCGATAATTAAATTAATCAAGAAATAAAGAATAAATTAAATCTTCTGGTATTCTATATCTTTCTAAAATATCGTCTGTTCTACCATTTTTACCAGCACCTTTCTTACCTCCGTCCACACTTTTCTTATGTTTCTTACCTACCATATTACCACAAGCTCCACTTTTATCACATTTTAAAGCATTCCAGTTTTCCTTATTAGTCCATATGCGAGTAGGTTTTCTATATCCCCAGTCGCTATACATACAATAATCAATATCATAAAAAGGTAAATCTTTAATAACTTCTCTATTCTTTAATTGAGCTGTTTGTGGATTTTCAATAAACCAGTAAGTAGGATTAAAGTATTCAATAATTTCTAATGTTCTTAATATTAATTTATCACATTCTTTTCTTTTATCTTCGATCCATTCTTTACTTACAATTGTGCCGTCTTTTATTTTTCGACCTATCCAAGAATTTTGAAGAATACTATAATATGTGCAAGGTGGAGAAGCCCATACAATATCGAAATAATCTTTAGGATATTGTTTATAATCGAATTCTAAAATATCGACTTTATGTGTACTATCCATTAATAAATCTACTGATATAGCATTCCACCCTAAATTTTCACAGCATTTACCAACTGAACCAGTCCCACTAAATAATTCTAAAACATTCATTTATATTATATTATATTTTAATTCTCATTTAGATACATGAGATTAAATAGATTTGTTAAACAATTAATAATATCACCACTTAATTCAAACTTCATTTTAAATTGATCTGTAAAAAACATTTCTTTATCAGCTGTATTATGTTTGTGTGCAATTTGTATTAGACATTTATGAATTTCAGTCATTACTACATTATCAGTATAATTCTCTAATAATTGTCTACCTTCTGCGAGTGTAGTATCTCCATATTTTTTACTCTTATTAAACCATTGTTTAGTAAACATTAAACTATTCTCGTGAATTTTAGATTTATCGTCTCCACAATTAAATCCACGAATAGCAAAATCCTTTAATGCATATGTGATAATCAACTGATTAGATCCAACACAACCACAATTATTTTCTTTTAAAGTATTATAACTATATGTAATATAATCGTCTAAATATAATTCGTCGTCGTCCATATTAACTATAATATCATGTGAAGATTGTTTAATCATTCTATTTCTTTTTGATCCTAATGTGCACTTAAAATCTGTTCTATAATTATTTGTATATTTAATTTTTATGGGACTTAATCTTTCTCTTACATTTGTTTCTACTTCTTCATTAGCAAAGAAGGGTATACTACCGTCGTCGTCTATCACTACTTCAAGTAATTCATGAGGATAAGTTTGTCTCTCAAGGTTATTAACCACAAGAGGTAAAAAATGAGGGCGATTACATGTGGGTATATTAATAGATATTCGAGGTTTTTTAATCGGTTCTTCTTCGTCTCTATGCATTAAGAAATCGTCTACTTCTCCTTCTGTAAAATATTCTGGGTTCACATATTCACATTTCTCTAATTGACCAGCAACCATATTTATACTATATATTAGAAAAAAATTTTAAGTTAATTTACCAGAAATACCAACCATTTTTAATGTCTTTAATTTCTTCTTTATTAATATCTTCTTTTTTATCGATTGACTTAATATGTTGAATTAAATTAACTTTGATATAGGATATATCATTTCTTAAAGAACTAACAGAATTTACCAATTCTTTTATTTCTTCCGCCACCTTTTCGATAGGTTTTTTTTCACTATCCATATATTATTATAAATATATAATTATATATTAAGATAAAATAAAAAAATGAGTGATAGTAATAGTGAAACTTTAACTGGCTTTGATCTATGGACACCTAACGATTATAGTAATTTTATTACTATAAGTGCCGCCGCCATAGGATCAACGCTTTTAGTGATCTTCAAAAGTAGGTGCAAAAATATTAAATTATGTTGTGGTCTTTTAGAATGTATAAGAGAAGTTAAAGAAGATAGTGAAGAAGAGAATGAAGAAGAACAACAACCACAACCACAAAGATTATTACCACCAGATAA